CTTTTTTATCCATTCTGATAATTTCATAATCTCCTTTCGTGAAATAAGCCTAATACCATAAAGGTTATGTATTGCAAGCAAAAAATAATTGTAGACAAACTGGTATAAATGACTATATTAATTTGAAAAACAAATGAAAGGAAAAAAATGTTAAAAATACTAAAAACAATCGCAGTTGAGTTAAAAAGAGCTAACGATTTAAAAGAAAGAGACATTAAAAACAAGGAGACTTGGATGTGGTATTCAAGTTCAAACACAGTTACAGTTGAACCTGCAGCAAGTAATAATTTTACAGGTATTCATAATACAGCAGGTGTTTTTGATAAATAAAGAATACTTTAAAACTTTTAATGGCGGTAAAGGATTAGACCATTGGTCGCCTACCTCTTCTCAAAACTTTACTAGGTTTTTAATTAACTATTCTTTACCGCAAGAAGTTAGAAGATCATTTAAGATAAGATACAAAGCACCCTTTGGTAATCTTACAAACAACACAGCTCAAAGACTAAAATGTGAAGTATTATTTGAAGGAGATAAAAGAGTAAAACTTACAAACAAAAACTATGATGATGTATTTAATCAAGAGCTAGAAAATATAAATAAGAATAGTGAACCAGTTGATGAGAAAGATAAAATAGCAAGAGAAGTTATGTTAGAAGCTGCTCATCAAACTATACAAAATATATTTAAAGTTTTAAAAGAAATATTTGGTAACGAAAAGTTAGTAGCTGAAAGATATGTGGCTGCCAAACTAAAAGATATGATCCACGATATTATAGGTCGTATAGATTATGAAAGTAATAATTCAATCGGTGAAGCTAAAACAAAACCACCAAGTCTTAGAAAGAAAAAAGGTAGAGATGAATACTATCTTGCAACAACTCATTTACCAACTGAACCTGATCCCTTGCACGCAAGTCAGTTATCTTTTTATTATCATTGTACCAAAAGAAAACCATTTTTATTTTATGTAAATGAAAAAGATTATATGATCTTTGATGATAGCCATGAAAGATTATCAAGAGATTATTTAGAAGAGCAATACAATCTTATGACTCAAAAGCTAATGGCTTGGGAGCAACTAATTATATTCTGTAAAGGTGATCTAAATAAACTAGCACACTTTGCAGAACCACCAGAATTAAATCATCCTTTTTATTATAGGGATTTAATACAACAACAAAAAGAAAATATAAAACAACTATGGGGGATAAACGCATGACGCAAAAAAGTATAAGAACCTGTACTCATTCAAAGGAAGGTTTACTTGAAGGTAAATGTATTGAGTGTGATACATGGGAAACAATAAGAGAAGATTTTGGAGAAGGTAATTATTTTACTTATCCTGATGGCAGTAAATCAAAAAACAAAGTGTTGACAATTAGTTCAACTACTTTTGATTATTATAAAAAAAAATTATTAGAATGGAAAAAGTTAGAAGGGAAAAAGCATGATAATTAAAAACATATATCAAAAACTACACCAAGCATGTTTAAGTGCGGGTGGTGTAAAGAAAGGAGAGAAAGTAAAAGGTATGCACTTTAATCCTTTGCTGCATGATGCAGTACAAGAAGTTGCAACGCAAGCACTACTAGATCAAAAATTGTATCCAACTTGTAGTTATAAAACAGATACACATGATAATTATATTATGGTTACTTGCTTTATGACAATACATGATATTGAAAATGCAAATGAAAAGATTGAAGTAAATGGTTGTAGTGCAATGGGTGGCTTAGATAAATTTGGTACAGGTCAAGCTATGTCATACTCAAGAAAGTATGCTTTCTTAAATGTATTAAATTTAAAAACAGGTATTGAAGATGATGATGGATATGAAGCAAAGCCATTTGAAGAAGTAAAACAAATTCCAAGTACAAATGGGAAAAAGAATATTAAGCTCGATATGGAGCTTGATATGGGTCTAATAAAAAATGACATTAAAAATATAAATGACATTTATGCTCTGAGACAATGGAAAAAACATAACTCAGAATTATTTGACTCTAATAATAAGTCTCAAAGAGAATACAGACAGATAACTGATTTGTATGAAACTCACGAGACAAAACTAAACCAAGGAGTAATAACAAATGGCTGATGATATATATATTAAGCTAGTAAGAAACGAGAAGAAGAACGCAGCAGAGCAACCTGATTGGGTTGGTCCACCAAATGAGGAGTCTCCACCTGATAAGGATTGGCGTATTGGTGTTAAAATAGGAGATACTTGGCACAATCAAGCAGGCTGGGATGATGAAAATGGTATGATTACTATAAGACTTAGATCAAATGATAAGGCAAAATCAGGATCATCTGGTGGTGGCTCACCAAGTTTTGCACCTAAAAAAGATTATGCAAAACAAAGCTATTATGCTAAAAGATAATAGGTATTAGTTTATACCTTTTCGATGAGGCAAGGTTTTTATCTGGCATCCCTTTCTGCCAACTTTAGTTGTTTTCCTTGCCTCGTCATCTTATTATGACGACAATAGATTTATCAGATAAAATTTTAAAAAAAATTATGGAGGATCGGCAAAAAGATTATGGTGATTTTAAAGAAAACTTTAGGCTGATCTCTGTACTATTCAATGTTATATTGCACGACAAATTGAAAGATGATATTGCACCACATGAAGTAGCACAACTTATGATGGGTCTAAAATTATACAGAACTACTAGAAATTATAAGGCAGATAACTATGATGACCTTGAAATATACTCAAAAATGGCGAAAGAACTGCATAAATTAAGTATAGACAAAAAGGAATAAAATGACTAAATATATAAGAATTAAATCTGGCGAAGCTAACTTCCAGTTGGTTGAAAGATTTGATGATATAGAGAAAGCTGCAAACCCCAACGCACAGGGTGAGTATGTAGAATGTAAAGTTGATAGTGTAAAGATAGACTTTACTAAAGTGAAAAAGGAGAAGGATGGAAAAGCTAAAACAGGATTTCCAGAAGTTGCAAGACCTTCAGAAGAAAAAGCATGATGCTTACCTTGCAGCCAAAGACAAAGCTAACAAACTTAAAAGAGATAGCTTTGATTTAATTTGGAAAATCGAGAAAGCTAAAGAACTATTGATGAGATAAATCATCAGTATTAAAAAAAAACAACAGAAAGCGTAGGTATTCTATGCTCTAAAGAAAGGGAATATGAAAATACAAGACATATTTGATAAGCATATCAACGAAGATTTAAAAATATTACAATATCAACTACCAAAATCATTTGATAATTTTACCTCAAACGAAAAAAAACTATATGAAGTTGGTTTTAAAAATGGTCTTAGATTTTTAAATAAAGCTGTATACAAAAAATTAAAATTTAGAGTACCAAAGCATAATCTTGGCAGGATAAAAGAAGAAAAACTACAACAACTTATACAAAAGGTTTGTGATAGGTATGAGGTAAGCAAGAAAGAGTTGCTTAGTAAATGTAGAAGAAGAGATATAGTTCGATCAAGAAATATATTACATAATGTTTTGAATGAAAAATATAAGATGAACCTTACAAATATTGGTAGAATATTTGGACAAGATCATACAACAGTATTGTATTCAATTCAAATGAAGTTTAATAAAACTTTTTATTGGGATGAATATCAAACCATTTGGGAAGAAACTTATGATTTGTTTAATTAAGTTCTAGCGTAGTTAGGTTTCTTACCTGATCTACCTTTGCTCTCAGCTTTTTTCTTTCTTGATACCGCAGCTCTTCTTTGACTAGGTGTCATAGCTCTAGCTTTTGCAGCAGGTACACACTTAGGATAGTTTCTTCTTTTCTCTCCCTTGCTACGACCACATTTAGGAAAGCCACCGCCTTTCTTTGGATTAGCAATGTCAACCCAGTTAGCTTGTACCCAAGATCGTAAACCTTTTGACATTATCTTTTCTTTTTCTTTTTCTTTTTACCACCCGGTGTTATCTTACCAGAGCAGACAGCAGAGGCATACATATTAGCATACGCTGAAGGATATACCTTAAACTTACGCTTCGCTGCTGCCTTACCTCTAGGACAAAGTTTTGCCATTTATCTTTTCTTCTTTTTTTTCTTTCTTAATTTTTGAAAGTCAGCTCCTGTTATTCTGTCTCTTGGTTCTGCAACACGAGCTATCTTCATTTGTTTCTTTGAATATTTTTTTCCCGGCATTATCTTTTACCTTTCATCTTCATACCTTTTTTTTTCTTATCCATTTTGTTTTTCTTGTTCATAGGTTTTTTCATTTTTTTTCCATAGTGTCCCGGCATTGTATTTCTCCTTTAGTTTGCGTTGACAATAATTATCGAAACAACTTCCATCACGACCATCGTGGCAAAAGTATTTCTTACTTGCAGTTATAATCCATCCTCCTTCATTACTCAATAGTTCTTTATTGCACTCTTCACATATTCCACAAAGCCTTACAGACTCTCTTTTTACCCAAGTCTTACGCTTCAACTAGCATCTCCATCTTCTTCTTGCTTGTCTTAGTCTTGAGTTAGGATCTTTCGCAGCTTTTGGAAATCGTTTCATTTGACCTGCTGATCTAGCACAATAAGATTTTCTTCTTGCTTTTTCTCGTGCAGTTAGTCCACTCTTTTTAGTTACAGCAGTTTTTAGTTTTGATCCGGGGTTTTCTCTTCGGTATCTTGCAACACCAGCTTTAGTCATACCCGCACCAGACTTTGTGGACCTATAATATTTTTTAGTTTTTGGTGGTTGCTTGTCCCTTTTTCTCATTGTTCAATCTTTAATATTTTTTTCTGACCCATGTATATCTCTGTCAAAGCATTTACCTTTTTACACTCAAACCTTACTCTTTGAGGGTTAACTTCACGCAAAGCAATACGCTTTGACTTTAAACATTTAGATAAACTTTCTTTATATGTATGCTCAACCATCTCATTATTCAGATACATTATTAGAGCTATAACTATTTCCATTTTCTCTTACCTTATCTTTTAATTTTTCTACATCTGCACGAAGTCTGTCAATATCTTTTATCATTCTTTGAATATTAACTCCATTGTGCATCATCTCATCTACTCTAGTAATAGTCTTTTCAAGATCAGATGCTAGAGATTCTTGGATTAAGAATTGTTCTTGGTCGATTGGTTTCTGATCACTCGCTTTGAGTAAATCGTTAAGCATAA